GTCGGGCAGGTCCACGGCGGGCAGTCGCCGCAGTGGGTGGCGGGCGGGTTGTCGCCCAGGTTGGTGCCGCAGCCCTGACACGGGTTGTGGGCAGCGTCGACGGTCACCACGGCGCACCAGCCGCGTCGGCCTCGTCGTCGTCCAGCTCAACCTCAGTGGCGGGTGCCGTGCGCCATCCGAAGATGAAGTAGCCGACCGTCCCCACGAACCCGATGCAGCCGAGGACGACCACGGCGATACCGACGATGGCGAGCGCGGCGAGGGGGCGGGTGTAGACGAACCAGCAGGCGAACAGGGCAGCGGCGGCAGTGAGGACCACCGTGCGGGGCGGCATCACCACTGCACCTCGATCCGGTCGTCGGTGATCACGAACGCCCCGCCTCGACGCCACTGCGTGAGCGCGGCCCTGACGTGGTCGCGGATGTTGTCGACGTCCTGCTGTGTGAGGTTGTGGCCCCGGACCTTCACGAGTCGCGGTGCGGGGCGGCGTGCCCGGGCGATGCGGATGCGTCGCGGCGTCATTCCGTCACCCGCTTAGCCAGCGCGTCCGCCACGGCCAGCAGCTCAGCGGTCGTCAAGTCCTCCGACGATGCGATGGGCCGGCCGACGGTGAGTCCGCAGAATCCGAGGCGGTCGTCACGGGACGCCAGGTCAGGGTGCTTGTTGAACTCGGCGAACATGCGTTTCGCGGCACGTTCCCGGTCGCCGCCGTTGAACAGTCGGTCAGACGACGGGGCGGGGGCGTCGGCGGCGGAGGGAAGGTCAGTAACCTCCGCGCCATCCGTTAGCGCGGTCGCACGCGCCGCCCCGTCGTCCGTTTGCGGGCCGCGCGTTCGCGGCGGGGGTGCGTCCACGAGGGGCAGCACCTTGTATGCCTGCCGCTTACCGCGGGACACGGTGAGCGCGACCGACAGCGGCTTCTCGATGTGGCTGAGATGCGACACGCGGATGCCGCCGACGTCCATGCCGCCGAACTTCACAGCAGGGTCGCGGTACAACGTCATCCGGCGACCCGTGTACGTGTTCGCGTCCGGCCCCCACGCGTTCACCAGGATCCGGCGCACCGTCTTGCTGGGGCGGAACGGGCGGCCAGGGAACTCGACGAGGTGAATGTCGACGGGCTGCTCGGCGCTGCCCTTGCTGACCTTGTCCACGGTGAACGTGCGCGGCCCGGTCAGCAGGTCTTCGGCGTTCAGCTGGTCGGACTTTGGGGCGATGCTTTCAGTGAGGTCCATCACGGCTCCGTTGTGGTCTCAGAGGTTTCGAGCGCGCGGATAGTGGGGCAGTCGGCGTAGTCGATTCCCGCGCCGTCGGGAACGGCCTCATGGCAGCCGAGGCACTGGTCGGCGAGTCCGTAGACCACACCGGGCTGGTGCAGCGCCCGCACCTTGTCGAGTCGGTCGTTGGCGTCCCGCGCAGCAGCCCGCGCCTCGTCACGCTCGGCGCGAAACTCGGTCGCCTTGCCCGCGTGAGCAATCATCAGCAACTCGTTCTCGCGCTTGACTTCCGCCAGGTCCGCGAACAGGTCGACCATCGTCGCCTCGGCTACGTCAACCCGATCCGACAGGCCCGCGCGGATCTCCCTTAGCGCGTTACGCTCGTCCGCCAGCCGACGGATCTGCGCCGTAGCCTCGACCAGTCGCGCCGCGGCCCGGTGTTCCGCGTCGCGTGCGTCGTCCCGTTCACACAGGGGACACTCACCGGCCGCACGGTCACCGATGCAGGCGAGGGCGACGATGTGGCCCCGCTCGCAGTCGCACAGGACGAGGCCGTCGTCGCGGGCCGCTACGTCACGGAGCCGCTCGATCTCCCGTTGTGCCCGCTCGGCGGCTTCGAGGTTCTGTCCCACGAGGTAGTGGATCTCCAACACGGCCCGGCCCTCGCGCTCCTGCCAGACCTCGACCGCATCCAGCGCGTCGGCGTGGTCGACGAGCAGAGCGAGCACTCCGTCGCTCAGGGGGTTACCGTCGCCCCGCTGCGCCTCTGCCAGCGCGCACAGAGCCGCGCGCTCGTCGGGCGTCACAGGACCATTTCCAGTTCGATGACGCGCTCGGTGGTTGGTCGGCCGGTGATGGCGGCCTCGTAGTCGGCGACCATGAGGGCGGCGGCAACCTCGAAGTTGGTGACGGCCTGCTCGATGGCCTCGAACCACTCGGGGTCCGGCTCGATGCGCTTGACGTACAAGGGCATTCCGCCGCAGAAGCTCACGTAGTCAACGAATGCGCGCCCGCTGACGAGTAGCCCGCACTGCAACTGCGCCATGTTCTCGGCGGGAACCTCGTCCTCGAGGATCGTCTGCAGCTGCTTCTTGGCTCGGCGCGACTTGACCTCGATCAGCCCGTCATCACCCACGAGCCCGTCCGGTGAGTAGCCCAGCCGCATGCCGTGGTCGAACTCCCGCACCATGAACCCGACGGTCTCGACGGGTGCGTAATGCTCGGCGTACACCTCAACGGCGCGGGGCTCGTCGTCGTGGCCGCGCAGCATGTCGTCGGACACGAACACCGGATCCGTCCAGCCCGTGATCCGTTCCGCGACGAGCTGCGCGGTCAGGGTTCGGCTGGTGTCGTTGTTGGCGACCTTGCCGGTGGACGTGAGCAGGCGGCCCACCATCGACGCGGTGACGATTCCGCGGCGCTGGTCATGCCATGCGTCGCTGCCCTGCTCGAGGTCGGGGAGGATGGTCAGGCTCATGCGCTTACCTCGTCGTTTCTCGCCGCGAGGTGCGCCGCACCGAGCGCCTGCGACGTGTAGTCGATGATCTGCTGTCCCGTTTCGAGGGTGACGTCGCCGGCGTCGATGGCGTCCAGGCAGGCGTTGAGGGCGACGTGAAGCGCGGACTGGCAGCGGGAGAGGGGCGCGCGGACGGCGTCAGTCATCGGTGAGTCCCAACATGTCGAGGAGGTGCGCGGTTTGCGCGTCCCATGCGGCGTCCCATGCGGCGTCCCATGCGGCGTCCCGTGCGGCGGCCCGTGCGGCGGCCCGTGCGGCGGCCCGTGCGGCGGCCCGTGCGGCGGCCCGTGCGGCGTCCCGTGCGGCGGCCCGGGCGGCGTCCCCTGCGGCGTCCCATGCGGCGTCCCATGCGGCGTCCCGTGCGGCGGCCCGTGCGGCGTCCCGTGCGGCGGCCCGTGCGGCGTCCCGTGCGGCGTCCCATGCGGCGTCCCATGCGGCGTCCCGTGCGGCGGCCCGTGCGGCGTCCCGTGCGGCGGCCCATGCGGCGTCCCGTGCGGCGGCCCGTGCGGCGTCCCGTGCGGCGTCCAACTGTGCGACTGTGGCACTACCAGCGGCGTAAGCACGTGCCACCGCGATCGTGTCCACGCACACCGCGCGGGTCTTCTCGTCCGCGAACGGCAACGCCTGCTCAGCACACCAGCACGCGAACTCCCGCGCCGTCCGCTCATTCCACGCATCAACGCGACGCACCAGCCGCGCCGACTCAAACGCCACCTTGTTGCCAGCGTCGACCCGGACGCCGCGACCCTCCGCCACCCACAGTTCGGCGTGCGTCCAGTCGAGGAGGTGCGCCGCTGTCGTCAGGTGATACCCGGACTCGCACGGCACCACCTCGGGCACCCGGTCAGTCCACTTGCCGGGGCGCTTCCCGGACGGCGCGGGCCACACGAACCCGTTGCCGGCGTGCGTGGGGCGGCGTCCGGAAGCGGTGAACTTGAACAGCAGCTCAGCCACGACGGCCCCCGATATGCCCGTCGATGACGTGCTCCTGGCGCACACCGTCGAGCCGGTCCAACGCCTCATCGACCTGCGCGTCAGCGATGAACATGCGAGCCGTGGCGACGAGGACGAACAGGGCGAGCAGTGCGGGCAGCCAGCCGTAGTGGGCGCCGATGTTCAGCGCGAGGATGGCGAGGACGCCGAGGCAGAACAGCTCCGCCCAACCGAGGCGCTTCACCGCTTATCCCCAGCCAAGTACGCCTCGAACTTGCGCGCCACCGCAACGGTGTTCGCGCCGAGGCTGATCGGGTGTGCCGTCGTGGCCGAGGAAGCCAGGAGCCGCACGGCGCTGGTCAGTGCCCACTCGCGGATCTCGAACGGGTTGGGGGCTCGGTCGTAGTCGCTCATGCCGCACCGCCTGGGACGCGGAGGGCGTTGGCGGCGGACAGTGCCTCAGCCGCGAGCCGCTCCCATGCGTCGGGCTCGCCGGAGTACATCCACGCGCCACCAATGGCGACAGTTCCCGTGTCGATGCCCTCGATGGGGTCGTCGGCATGGAACTCGATACCTACTGTCGTGATGTGCATTAGTGCTCCTCAGTGGTCGTGAGGTGGTCTGGGGTTGCCGCCGGGCGTCGGGGGGCGGTCGGACGCCCGGCGGCGGGGCAGCGGCGGAGAGAGGGGCGCCGCTGCGACATGGGGGCTAGGCCGTGAGGCGGGCGTACCGCTCTCGGAGCCGGGTGAGGTGGTCCTCGTCGGGGATGAACTGCGAGTGGTCGCGGTAGCCCCACAGGTCGAGGGCGGCGTGCGCCTTCGCCACCGAGTCGTGGTCGAGCGCCCACACGTTCGGCGGATAGTCGTAGCTGATGCGCTCGTAGGCGTGGCGCCACTCGCTGAAGTAGGCCCATGCCTGACGGCGGCTCTCGGTGCGGGGGCTGTGCTGGCGGTTGTCGACGGGGTCCAGGTCGCGAATCGTCTGCTGCTCGACCGTCTCGGCGTCGGCGCGGCCGTTCGCTGCGGCCCACACGTCGATGTGCGTTGCGCGCCCCGTGGCGAGGTAGTTCTTCGCGTGGACGCCGGTGCGGTTTCGCCAGTCCGAGGTCATTCCGACGTAGACGCACTCGTCGCCGTTCCAGATGACGTAGACCCAGTGGGGGTCGTTGGCGAGGTAGGCGAGGTTCGTGGCGTAGGTGCTCAAGACGCACGCTCCGTGGGGGCGGCGGCCAGCCACGCCTCGAGGTCGGCCCGCAGGATCACGGGGCGGCTCGTCGGGTAGCGCACGGGGAGTTCCTTGGCGCGGATGGCGCGGCGGATCGTGTCGGGGGACACGCCGCACACGGCAGCGGCGTCCTGCACGGAGTAGGAGAGGGCGTCCATCAGGCGGCGCTCCGGGCTGGGCGCGGCACCAGGCGGGGCTCCGGGTAGACCTGCGGCGCGTCGGTGATCTCGTAGAACTCAAGGAGCGCAGCGAGCAGGGACGGGGAGGGGCGGCGCAGTCCGCCCTCGACGGCGCTGATGGCGCCGACGGTGTAACGACGTCCGGTGATGGCCTGCACGCCTTCGGCGACGTCGTCGAGGGTGTAACCGTGGGCCTTGCGGAGGTGGCCAAGGCCCACGAGGGGCGGGGTCACCTTGGGTGCCTTGCTGGTCATGGCAGCAATCTAGAGCAAAACGTGAGCCAAGGGCAAGCATCACCGGCAAATTGGGCCAAAGATGCAGGTCAGGGGCTCGACACGCCGGTGAGCAAACTGCTAATCGAACGTCTCACACGGTTGTCGTTTGCAGATTGCTGCTGGCTTTTGCGGCATAGTTGCCCACATGGTTACCGACATGAGAATCACACCTGCGCTCACGGAGCGCGTCCGCGCCGCCGTTGACGCGACGGGGTGGACCTGGAAAGAGGTACAGGATCATGGCGGACCCTCGAGCACCACCATGACGGACGTTGTCGGCGGCCGGCACGACAAGCCGATTAGCGCGCAGACCTGCCGCAAGCTGGACACGGCGTTCGGGTGGCCGATCGGTACGGCGCGGGCGCTGTGCGACCCCGACTATCAGCCCCCCACTGTGACGTCGGCGCCCGCGTGGGTTGTGGGCCAGTCCGTGACCTTGACGGAGGGCGAACGGTCCGCCATCGAGGCGGCGTTCGAGCGCGCCCAGCGGGCGGCGGCGGACCAAGCTGAGGCGCTGTCGGAGGTGGCGCGCATACTAGGGCGTGGAAACTGAAACGGCATTCCGAAGTGCTGGACACGGTGTTGCGGCCCACATAGGTTGAG